TTCTGCATCTGGTATTCATGCTCGTCACAATCCTTACTACATACGCACAGTTCGCGGTGATAAAAAGGATCCACTTACTTTGATGATGACAGACGAAGGTTTCCCTGTTGAAGATGATGTAATAAACCCAAGCAATACTGCTGTCTTCTCTTTTCCTCATAAAGTAGATAGAGGCGCAGTATTCAGACAAGATATGAACGCAATTGAACAATTAGAATTGTGGTTAATATACCAAAAACATTGGTGTGAGCACAAGCCTTCCGTTACAATTTCCGTTAAAGAAGAAGAATGGATGGAAGTTGGCGCATGGGTTTACAAATATTTTGATTACATGTCTGGAGTATCATTCTTACCATTTAGTGAACATTCATATCAACAAGCGCCTTATCAAGATACCGATAAAGAGGGGTATGACATTTTATTGAAACAAATGCCTAAGAATGTAGATTGGTCTAAATTATCTGAATATGAATCAAAGGATATGACAATTGGCGCTCAAGAATTAGCTTGTGTTGCTGGTTTTTGTGAAATTCAATAATGATGCGGGTAGTAAGGGTCATTGTATGTGACTCATGCGAAGCTGAATTCCATTTCAAACATGACATGGACACTACTGTATATAAATTAGAGTTCTGTCCATTCTGTGGAAAGGAATTAAACCAAGATTTGATAGACGAACTAGAGGATGATGATGACTACATCTGGTAACTGATGTGGTAGAAAAGGCGTTAAATTAAAACCCATAAATAATACAGAACATTTTATTCTGAGATTGTATTTTTGGGAAAAAGATAATGAAAAACGCGATGGGGTTGTTACCAATTCCGACAAAGTGGACACATGATGGTAAGATAATTCAAGAACTTCCAGAAGGTTGTGAAGGATTTGTCTATCTTATAACCAACCTTGCTAATAATAGAAAGTATATTGGTAAGAAGCTCGCGAGGTTTAAAGTTACCAGACCACCACTTAAAGGTAAGACAAGAAAAAGGCGTTCAACAAAAGAAAGTGATTGGAGGGACTATTGGGGTTCTTCTGACCACTTAAACGCTGATGTTTTGTCTTTCGGTGAAGATAAATTCACTAGAGAAATTTTATACTTTTGTTCGAGTAGAGGAATACTAAGTTACTTAGAAGCAAAAGAACAATTTGATCGAAGGGTTTTAGAGTCTGACGAATACTATAATGGCATTATCAATGTTAGAATAGGAAGTTCAAAGATGTTAAAAGAACATTTGAGGATACATAATAATGAACGAGTGGATCGAACAATATAAATCTTATCACGCAGACCGGAATACTCATTATCCCGGCAATAACTTAAAACCACAATTACATCATATCATGGACTTGATTCGTGACATAAATCCAGAAACTTTACTAGATTTTGGTTGTGGTAAGGGTAAACAATATTCTGAATGGAAACATCACGAAGAAATGGGTGTCATGCCCTCTTTGTATGACCCAGCAGTACCAGAGTTTGAACTACTACCTGACGGCCCATTTGATGGAGTATTCTCTACTGATGTAATGGAACACATTCCAGAAGAACAAATTCCAGAAACATTTGATATGATTTCTAAAAGAGCAGATAAATTTGTTTTTCTTGCAATCAGCACCCAACCAGCTATTGCAATTTTACCAAATGGAGAAAATGCACACTGTACACTAAAACCTATCGAGTGGTGGGTAGATATGTGGAATAAATACTCACATAAAAGAATATACACTCACATCAAAACTTATGGCACTAGTAATGGTTATCAGATACTTAATGAAGACCTTTACATGGAGTTCTTCCTAAATAATTTAACAATTAAAGAAAAGACCCTTGACAAATCCTAAATTTTATGATACTATAGATAAGTAAGATAAAAAAAGGTTTTAAAGATGAGTAAAATCAAAAATCAAGTAATGGATATCGAAGAATTTATTAACGATCACTTAAACAGTGAAAAGTATGAAACTTGGGATACCATTAAATCTGCTGCACAAAAACAATTTAAAGATTTCGATAGCACGATTGATGAAATCATTAAACAAACTAAAAGGAATATGTAATGATTGATTCAAATGTTGCATTTATAATTACTTTATGTTTTGGTATTTGTACATTCATCTGGGGCAGAAAGGCTGCGATTGCACCTGTCACTGAAAGTTTATTGAAAGTTCTTGAAGAACAACACTTTATTAAAATGAGAATTAATAAAGATGGTGTAAAAGAGATAGTTTCTTTAGATGAAGTTAATTAAGGTATTGACTTCTTGATAAGATTGTGTTATAATGGCTATACAAGTTAAAGATGAGAGATGAAATATGACTAAGAAAAAAATAACTACTACGGTTAATGATGGTTGGGTTGAACCTAAAAAACGCAAACCTCGTAAACCTATGACTCCAGAACAAAGAGCGGCAGCTATTGAACGACTTGCTTTGGCAAGAGCAGCAAAAGCACCCGCCAAGAATTCATCTATACACAAATCACTATTAAATTTACCAGAAGACTATTATCTTCATCCTAACAAAATAAAGGAGTGGATTAAGACCCAGAAAGGATTGTTAGCTGAAGAAAAAAGTAATGTACGAAGAAGTGTATCTGGTTCTATTGCAAAGGTTGCTAATCACGAAGGTTATATTCGTAATTTAAATAGTTACCTCAAAAATGGATATTGGATAGATATGTTTTATGGTGAATACCAACAGGGGCGTATCAAATGGGTGACGATAGTACCAAAGGGTTAGACAACAATATAATCAAAGGGCCGTGGACTCACCCTGATGTTAAACCATTGACCGAGAAAAGTTCAAGACTAGCAGATGATATGCAATTCATAGGTGAAGTCACTGAAGGACTTATGATTCCTATGATTCATAATCTTTCAGAAAATGGTGTTGACATTTCATCTGAAGAATTCATAGGTGAAGTTGGGTATATGAATGAAGTATTAAAATCTATACTCTACAGGCATTTTGGTTATAACCACCCTGTGAGTTTATTGATTGCAAAATCAATGATTGTTGATACAGAAGGCGTAAAGGTTCCTTTCGCTGAAATTGATGTAGATATTTTAACAGACATATTAGAAATTATAGAAGAAAGTGAAGATGAACCTAACAGCTGAACCTATTGTATGGCAAAATTTTAGTCCTACAATTTTACAATTTGAAGTGCCAGAAGAATTTATTACTTTGGTTAATAATGCTGGTGATGCCGTATTGGGAGATGAGAGTCTTTCCAAGAAATTTGATTTCTCTGATAACCTTGTTGGTAAGGTATCAAAGGAAGTAAAGATTCCTGTATACGACAAAAAAGAATCTAAGTTCCTATCAGACACACTAAAAAAAGGGTGCCTGACCTACCTAGAACACATGGAAGATTCTAATCGTGCATATGGTTGGACTAAGATGTCGAAAGGCATAAAACCAACCATTGACAATATCCATCTTGCACAGAGTTGGATTGTAAGTCAATACAAACACGAATACAATCCATGGCATACACACAGTGGTAATTTCTCTGGTGTTATTTATCTCAAAATACCAGAAGGTATGAGTGAGGAAAATGCAAAAGAATTTAAAGACCACTATCCATCAACAGGCCTTATTGAATTTATGTATGGCGAAAAGTCTGACTTTAGGAGTGACAATCTTAAATTTGTTCCAGAAGTCGGAATGATGTTAATATTCCCATCTTGGTTAAAACATTCTGTTTATCCATTTTATTCTGATGGTGAAAGAAGGAGTATGAGCTTCAATGCTCATTATAAAATATGATTATTATTGATATGAATCAAATCACAGTAGCTAGTCTAATGATGCATTTGAATATGACTAAATCAAAAGAACCAGATGAGAATATGGTAAGACACATGATTCTTAACTCGGTTCGTATGTATCGTAGTCAGTTTACTGAGGAATATGGCGAGGTTGTACTTGCATATGATTCCAAACATTACTGGCGCCGTGATTTCTTCCCGAACTACAAAGCAAGTCGTAGAAAGGGTAGAGAGAAATCTGACTTGGATTGGGATTCAATCTTTGAGGTTCTGAATAAAATTAAAGCAGAGTTCAAAGACAATCTACCATACAAGTACCTAGAAGTTTATGGTGCAGAGGCTGATGATATTATTGCTACTCTTGTAAAAAACAAACAAGAACCAATTATGATTGTCTCTGGCGATAAAGACTTTATTCAGTTACAGAAGTATCCTGATATAAAACAATATTCACCTATTCTTAAAAAGTATGTAAATGGGTATAATCCAAACACCTATATAAAAGAGCATATACTTAAAGGCGACACTAGTGATGGAGTACCTAATGTTCTATCACCTGATAACACCTTTGTCGATGGATTAAGACAAAAACCTTTAACAAAAAAGAAGATTGAAAATTGGTTGAATATAAATATTGATGATTTACCTGATGAAGTTAAAAGAAATTACCAAAGGAATGAAACTCTTATCAGTCTTGATAAGATTCCATCTGAGTTGGAGACTGAAATTAATGAAGTCTTTAACAATGCTCCCTGTGGTGACCGTAGTAAACTATTAAATTATTTTATACAATCAAGATTGAAAAATCTTACTGAAACAATTGGAGAATTTTAACATGGCTAAGCCAGAAGAAACATATACACCCCTCTTTTCAGAGATACTTGAAAAAGTAGGAAAAGCAAAAACTAAAGCACAGAAAGTACAACTGTTACAAAAACACAACACTGACGCATTAAGAATGTTGCTGAAAGCTTCATTTGACCCTACAAAAGAATGGGTCTTCCCAGAAGGTGCAACACCATACACACCTAATGATGCACCCGAAGGTACAGATCATACAGTACTTTCAATGGAAGCAAAGAAACTTTGGCATTTCATCAAAGGCGCTGACCCTCTAACAAAACAACATCAGAAAGAAAACATGTTCTTTCAGTTACTAGAGTCGTTACACGAAAGTGAAGCAAAACTTTTAGTTATTGCAAAAGACAAAAAACTACATCAAGCTTATAAAGGTCTATCTGCAAAGGTAATCCAAGAAGCATTTGGTTGGGACGAAAACTTTATGATTCCAGAACCAGATGTATATCCACAAGGTTCTCGTTCTGCTAGTGGACTTGTTGATTAAAATAAACTAAAGGTGTGAATGTGCAGAAGTTTATTGACCCCCGCATTGAACAAATAGTAACTGCTGAGGCTGCTCGTCAATCTAATACGGTAGAACTAATCGCAAGTGAGAACTTCACTAGTCCAGAAGTAATGGAATTGTGTGGTAGTATCTTAACCAATAAGTATGCAGAAGGTTTGCCCGGCAAAAGATACTACAATGGTTGCGATGAAGTTGATAAGGTAGAAGACCTTGCCATTGAATACGCAACTAAATTATTTGGTTGTAACTTTGCAAATGTTCAGCCTCACAGTGGTGCAAATGCAAATCTTGCGGTATTCAAAACATTCTTAACGCCCGGCGATTTAATTGTTAGTATGGACTTGTCTAGTGGTGGTCACTTATCACATGGTGCGAAGGTTAACATAAGTGGTAAGTGGTTCGTCACTAAGAGTTATGGCGTTGATGCTGATGGAATTATTGATTATGATGAAGCAGAAAAACTAGTATTAGATAATAATCCTAAAATGATTATTGCAGGAGCAAGTGCATATAGTCGAGTGATTGATTGGAAACGATTCAGAAAAATGGCAGACTCGGTAGGTGCAATCTTACTTGCAGATATCAGTCACTACTCTGGACTCATTGCTGGTAAATCATATCCTAATCCATTTCCTTATGCAGATGTTGCAACCACCACCACACACAAAACTTTACGAGGCCCTCGCGGTGGTATGATTTTGTGGAACGATAAAGAATACAGTAATAAAATTAACAGTGCAGTATTTCCCGGCACTCAAGGTGGGCCTCTGATGCACATCATTGCCGCTAAAGCACAATGTTTCTACGAAGCATTACAACCAGACTTTCAGTTATATACTAAACGTGTAATAGCTAATGCAAATATAATGGCACAGACATTCATAGATGCTGATGTAGAAATAGTATCTGGTGGAACACAATCTCATATGTTTACTATTAACTTGAATAAAGAAAAGTATAGTGGTCGTGAATTTGCAGATTTACTAGAACAAAAATCTATTACTGTAAATAAAAATGGTGTTCCTAACGATACTCGCGGTTTTATTGAAACCTCTGGAGTTAGAATCGGAGTTGCAGCAGAAACCACCAGAGGTAACGATGAAAGGTGGTTTAAAGCTCTTGCAGAAATAATGATTCGATATTTAAGGTCTTAAAAATAATACTTAAAATGTCTTGACATTGATTCATAAATGGAGTATAATAGTTACACAAGATAAAAAAAGATTAAAAGTCATGACTCAGTTGGCACTCTCTCTCTCTCATCTCAAACGCCAACTGGGTCACTTTATTTCAATAATTAGATGAGAAATTTAAAATGACAATTATTGAAATATCTCTTAAAATGAATATTATTGACATCTCTGGTGGAAGTAAACATCAAAGAAAACTCTGTAATTCAGTTATTAAGTATATGATTAAGAAATTATTACCCCGCCACAGAACACTACAAGTTAATGTTGAACTAACAAATATACAAGATGACGCAACAGGCTATTGTATGATTGGTGATAATAATCGTGAGTTTTATATTGAGATAGATAAGAAACTTAATATAAAGGATATGGTTGTTGCCATTTGTCACGAAATGATTCATGTGAAACAATATGCTCGTAAGGAAATATCTGATTGGAATGGTTTAGACCAACCCAAATGGAAAAACAACCTAATCAGTAAAGATTGTGGATATTGGGATTGGCCTTGGGAAAAGGAAGCCTATAGTTTAGAGTATCAGTTTGCTGATGAATGTTGGGAAAAAAATATAATATGATTAACTTGACTGAATTTGTAGTTTTGATAAGTCTTTCTGTTGCTGCTCCAGAACAGATGTTTACAAATAATGAAACAATAAACTTTGATATACCACAAGAAGAAATAACTTGTCTTGCTGACAATGTATATCATGAGGCACGAAATCAAAGCACTGGCGGTTGGTATGCTGTTATTGCTGTTACTTTGAATAGAGTAAAAGATTCACGATTTCCTAATACAGTATGTGAAGTTGTTAAACAAGGCGAACACAGACCTAGTTGGAAAGGCACTGGCGAATTGATACCTGTTCGTAATCGTTGCCAGTTTAGTTGGTATTGTGATGGTAAGTCTGACACTATTAATAAAAGAAGTATAAAACAATATAAAGATATTACAGAGCTTGCAACTATAGCATTAATTTCTAATGTAGTCTTGTTAGATATAACTGATGGTGCTACACATTACCACGCAGATTATGTCAGTCCTTCTTGGGCCAAGACTAAAACAAAAACTATAGAGATTGGAGATCACATATTTTATCGTTGGGAAAGGTGAAATAAAAGATTTTCTCTTGACAAAACAACAATAATTTGTTATAATTACACCTATGAATATATTTTACTTACACAAAGACCCTGTAATATGTGCAGAGTATCACATAGATAAACATGTAGTCAAAATGCCTATAGAATACGCACAACTGATGTCAACTGCACACAGAGTGCTTGACGGAGAGTTGTATCTAGGCAAAACTAAGAATAATAGAAACATTAAAAGATGGCGATTGTCTGATGAACGAGAAGATGTATTATACAAAGCTTCTCACATTAACCACCCATCTGCAATATGGGTTCGCGAGTCTGTCGAAAACTATTTGCAAATGTACAAACTCTACAGGGCAACACTTGCAGAGTATACAAATCGTTATGGTAAAGTTCATGGTTCAACCAAACCATCAATGTTGCTTAAAGACCCACCATTGAATATTCCTTTTAAGAAAGGAACACCAATGCCTCAATGTATGCCTGAAACATGCAAGGTGGTGGGTAATCCAATCCTTGCTTATAGAAAGTACTATATAACAGAGAAAAGTGGGTTTGCAACTTGGAAGGGTAGGGAGAAACCAGAATGGTACAGGACGACAACATGATATATGATCGACTACTCAGAAGGCAAATCTTAGGAACAAGTGCTGAAGAAGATGCTAAAGATAAAAAGGAAAAAGAAAATCATTCTAAATATTACAATGATTCTTCTTTAAGTATTATGGAAATGGACATGAGAGCTCTAACAAAATCTTACTATGCAGCACTTGAAAGAATTAAGATGTTAAGTGAAGAACTCCGATTAATTAAGGAAGAAAAAAAATAATGCCAACATATACAATAATGAACACTGAAACTAATGAAGAAATGGATACTATGTGTTCTTGGGATGAACTAGAAACTTTTCTGGAAGAACACCCTGCATTTAAATCAGTTGTAACTGCTCCTGCTCTTATTAGTGGTGTTGAAGGTAGAAGTTATAGAACAGATGACGGATTTAAAGAAAATATGTCTAGGATTGCAGAGGCACACCCAAACTCTCCATTAGCAGACAAATTTGGTTCAAATAGAGCACACAAAGAAATTAATACAATGGGTGTTCTTAATAAACATAAGATAAAAAGTATAGGAAAATCTCACGATTTAACTGCAATTGCACGAGAATATCGTCAAGGTCAGTTAGTAAAATAACTAAATAGTATTGTATGGATTCAATATAAGCTTATGTTTTCAGTTTTCATACACCTAAGCAACACACTGTGTCTTCTACGCATTGACACAGTGTGTTGCACTCTCTTAAAGGATTGGTAATGGCAAATAAAAAAGATATCACATTCAGTCAACTAACTAAAATTACTCCTGTTACAGACAGTCAACAATCAGTATTTGACTCTTGGAAAGACGATAAGAATCAATTTCTATTCGGTTGTGCTGGTACAGGAAAGACTTTCGTTTCTCTATACCTCGCATTGCAACAAGTATTGAATCCTGAAACTCCATACGATAGAGTTATTGTAGTACGATCACTTATACCTACAAGAGAGATTGGATTCTTGCCGGGCGATGAGGAAGACAAGGCTGCACTTTATCAAGTACCATACTCTAACATGATGCAATTCATGTTTGAACAACCAAACGAACAAGCATTTAGTATGCTGTATGATCGTTTGAAAGCACAAGGAAGTTTTTTCTTCCTATCAACATCCTTTCTTAGAGGTTTGACTTTCGACAATAGTATTATCATTGTTGATGAATGTCAGAATCTAAACTTTCATGAACTCGATACCATCATTACTAGGGTAGGTCAAAATTCTAAGATTTTCTTCTGTGGAGATTTTGCACAATCTGACTTAACTAAAAACAATGAGAAAAATGGACTAATGGACTTTTTACAAATATTGCAAAATATGAATGAGTTCAATTGTACAGAATTTAATATCGGAGATATTGTTCGTTCAGGATTTGTGCGTAACTACCTTATCCAAAAAACAAAACTAGGGCTAGGAATAGTATGATTAAAAACTATCAACAATGTCTGGACATGATTCTGCACCACGAAGGTGGATATGTAAATCACCCAAAGGATCCCGGCGGGCAAACTAATCTTGGTGTTACTAAAAGAGTATATGATGCTTGGGGTGGTAAAAAAGAAATGAAAGACCTAACGGTTGAAGATGTTGCTCCTATCTATCGAAAGAATTATTGGGGAAGGGTCAAAGGTGATAACTTACCAAATGGTCTTGATTTGTGTGTGTTTGATTTTGGTGTTAATGCTGGAACTAGTCGGGCTGCGAAGTATCTACAAACACTTGTGGGTGCAACCTCTGATGGTGCAATCGGGCCTAATACTATACGCATAGTCAATTCTTATGTAGAACGTGTTGGTCTGAAAGAAACGATTACAGAATATCAATCCAGAAGACAAAAGTATTATGAAAGGTTAAATACCTTTGAAACTTTTGGTCGGGGTTGGACTCGCAGAGTAGAAGAAACAACATCAACTGCTCTGGAAATGTTGAATGAAATTGACCCTATACAACATGTACTAAATGATTTATATAATCTAAAATGAGGTGTTGTTACTTGACAATAGCATACAGTTGTGTTATAATAATAACTTAATATTATGGTAGGAAATCTAAATGAAACATACACATAAACCAGTATATCTGGCTGAAATAAATGCAACTAACAAAGATGGTATTCGTTTATATGAAACACCAGAGGGTAATAAGTACCCATCAATTACTACTGTCCTCTCAGTACGCAATAAACAAGGTCTGAACGCATGGCGCAAGCGTGTTGGTGATGATGTAGCAAACTACATTTCACGCACGGCTGCAGCTCGTGGTACTGCGGTTCACCATATGTGTGAAGATTATTTGAATAACGAGGATATGCAAAAGCATACCAAGAACTTTTTACCTCACGCACTTTTTACACAACTGCGTGATAATGTATTAAATCGTGTAGACTATATTCTATCTCAAGAGGCAGGACTTTACAGTGACAAATACAGAGTTGCTGGTAGAGTTGATTGTATTGCCGAGTTTGATGGTGTATTGTCTATTATTGATTTTAAGACATCTACTAATCCACGCAAAGATGAATATAATGAATCTTATTATATCCAAACGGCTGCGTATGCAGAGATGTTTGAAGAACGCACAGGAATTGAAATCAACCAGATTTGTATTCTTGTTGTTACACAAGATGGCGAAGTCCAAGAGTTTGTAAAAGATAAAAAAGAATATCTACCTCGTTTGGTTGAAACTATTGCTGAATGGGAATCACAAAACAAAAAAGTCATTGATAAAGTTGCGGTCTAAGACTATCAATAACTATAATATATTACGGAGAATAAATGATTTCTTTATTATTAATTCCCTTTACCAGCTTCTTTCTTATGATGATTATGCTAAGCACATACGGAGAGATTATAGAAAATAAAAATGGACTTGAAGAATATTGGATTATAGTATATTTACAAGTTTTATTTTGGATAGCAAAAAGTTCATGTTGGTATTGTTGTCCATCATATGCAAAATGCGAAAAACATAAAGAGAAAACCCATTGACACAGAGGGACTTTTGTGTTATTATTAATAGTAATAAAAGGATAGCTTATGCTACAAATGCAAACACCTAAATCATTTTCACTAGAAATTGAAAAGGTTGCCTTAGAAAAAAGGATAACTCATATGGATGCCGTAGTTTGGTATTGTCAGAAAAACGAGATAGAACCCGAAACTGTGGGTAGACTAATCACTAAGGGCCTCAAAGAGAAAATTGAGGCAAATGCAAGAGATTTAAATTTCTTGGTCGAAAAATCAGCACAACTACCGATATAGGAGATATGGTAATGGACATTGGTGAAGTTAAAAATGCTTTTGGGGTCTTAGAAGGTATGCAAATCAAAAAACCTGACACAAAGACAAAAGATAGAATAAAACAATTAGAATATGAATGTGCTGAACTGCAAAGGGAAAATGTACAGCTAACAGAACGATGCAAAAAACTTGCAAGTCGTATTCCAGAATGGCCAAAGGGTTATCGTCCTACTCGCAAAGCCTTTGGTGGAGAAAAACGAAATGAACGTAGAACCCATTGATATAATGGGAACAACGGTGAATAGACATCTAGTTTACGGAAACGGAGAGTCTCGCCCCAGAGAACCAATTACAGGTGATGGATTTACTAGTTGGGGGTGTAATGCAATTTATCGTCATTTTACTGTTGACAATCTGGTTGCAGTAGACTATAATATGCAACAAGAGATATACCACTCAGGGTATGCTCTTAAAAATAAATCTTGGTTTACTGATTGGAGTATTCTACCAGACTTTGATGCAAATCTAATGAAAATGGGTTGGGCTGATACTGATGGTGAAATCTTTGAAACTGAAAAACACTTTAAAACAGATTGCGTAATTCAAGGTAAAACAAGAGAACTAGTTGAAAGCAATATTCTTCAAGCAATGTCACAAAATTCAAATTTAGTTGAACAGGATTTAAGACAGAAGATGGAAAAGGATATTGGATTATACATTACTTGGGTTGATAAAAAAGACCAAGTAAATGAGATAGGCTATCCTAGAGGATGGTCTGCTGGGAATACTGCACTATATCTTGCTTGCAAGAGTGGTGCAGAGGAAGTGTATATGTTAGGTTTTGATGGAAGTCATTATTCAAAGCCACTAAATAACATATACAAGGGTAGTAAGAATTATCTACCTGAAGGAAGTCGTGGATTTAACACGATTAACTGGGACTACCAATTTAGAATGGTGCAAAGGGATTTTCCTAATGTAAAATTTTATAAAGTAGGAACAGATTTAACATACGATGATTTATACAAAAACATACGTTAACATAAGGAGACTTAAATGTCACTAGACGCACTAAAGAGAAGTAATTCTCTAGATAAGTTACTTGGCGAAGTACAAAAGCAAAACGCACCTCAAGAAAAGAAGTCCTACAAGGATGACAGACTGTGGAAACCTGAACTAGATAAGTCTGGTAATGGTTATGCAGTAATTCGTTTCTTACCAGCAGTTGAAGGTGAAGATATGCCTTGGGCAAAGGTTTGGAATCACGCATTTCAAGGCCCTACAGGTCAATGGTATATTGAAAACTCTTTAACCACTGTTGGACAGAAAGACCCTGTTTCTGAAATGAACTCTCAGTATTGGAATACAGGTATTGAATCTGACAAAGAAATCGCCCGTAAACAGAAAAGAAAGTTGCAATACTTCTCTAACATATATGTTGTTTCTGACAGCAAACACCCAGAGAATGAAGGTAAAGTCTTCTTGTTCCGTTACGGTAAGAAAATCTTTGATAAGATTATGGCTTCAATGCAACCAGAGTTTGAAGATGAAACACCAGTAAACCCATTTGATTTTTGGGAAGGTGCTAACTTTAAACTGAAGATTCGTAAGGTTGCTGGGTTCTGGAACTATGACTCATCTGAGTTTGAGAAACCATCTGCACTATTTGATAATGATGCTCAGATTGAAGGTATATGGGGACAACAATATGCTCTTGCAGAACATACTGCTCCAACCAACTTCAAGTCTTATGAAGAACTAAAGACTCGTCTTGATGCTGTTCTTTCTGGTTCTGTTACTATTGGTAATGTAGCTGAGAAGATGTCAGACGAACCTGTAGCTGATTCTGTGGTAAGTACTAAGCCAGTGGATAATACTCCACCGAGTGCAGTAGATTCCTCAGATGATGATACTATGGACTACTTCCAAAAACTTGCTGGATAAAGGTAAAGTGTAGTAGATTAAGAGGTAGGAGAAATCCTACCTCTTTTTTTTATATAGCGTAAGATGATGCTCTTTGGAAGATTGGGTCTGGATTACCAATATAAGACACAGTAGATGAATTGTTAGTTGTATTGGTAGATGAAGTGACATTGTTTGGAGCCACAACAATTGATGTACTACCACCACCATTACCACCACTACCACCTTTCATCATTTCTGCGGTTCTTTGTGCGTTAACTATCTGGCCTGGCTGGCTAGGAACAAATAACTCTTGACCTCTTTCACCAACTACATATGGTTGTCCTGCTCCAACTGAGCCACCTTCTGCCCTTCCTTCAAGTGGTTGATCTTTAGAATCATCACCCATTCCAAGAAAACTCAAAACTTTTCCAACGCCGGGAATTCCCTTCAGAAAACCTGTGTAGTCAAAGTTAAATATATCAGAGAAGAAGTTTCCTATCGCATCAAACAGACTTTTTATACCATCAGCTATAAATTGAATAGGATCAAGTTTTCCAACTTTTGCTTTAAAGTCATCAAATCCAAATAAACCAGCAACAAAACCGACTAGTTTGAGAACCAAATCAGGTATAAATCCTAGAATAAATCCCATAAATTTAGCTATACCGACTTTAAGTGCTTCACCAACACTACCAGTTTCTTCCAGAGTCTTTTGAAAATCAGTAAATGCAGATTTAAGAGCCAAGATAACTACAGCAATTCCAGCTGCAATTGCTATAATCGGTAAAAGTGGAATTATCATGGCTCCAAAGGATGCAGCCATCGCAATCACAGCAGGTAGAAAAGCTACTAAAGCTTTAATCTTCATCATAAGAAATTGTGCTGCTGTACGCGCCATGGTTTTTCCAGTAGCCAACATGCTTGATACCATCCCACTCAAAGCAGGTAAGTATTTCTTTGTCAGAGCAATCTGTTGAGCAATATAGAACGCTTTTATGGCCTTAAGCGCTGTTGTAATAGCTACTATAAACTTTATAATTTTAAATATTGCAAACAGACCTACCACAACACCCAATCCAATTAATATTTTATCTAAATTATCAATAATAGTTTTAAACATAGGGCTTTGTACGAAAAGTCCAAAAGCAATCAAAGCTCCAGCAAAAAGTGTTCCTTTAACTAATGCCATAAAACCCTTACCAGCACCTTTAAGTTTTTCTTTTGCGTTCTCTTTCAAACCCATAATACCGCTTGATATTTTCTCAAGTAAAGTTAGGTTATTTTTGTTGAGTTGGTCACGTTCTTTTTTCAGTTCTTCTTCTTTGCCTTTCGCAAGTCCACCTGAATTTAATCTAGCATCAATTTCTTGTATCTGCAAATCTTTTGATGCCTCTTGATATTTTTTGTTATCTTCAGCAATACCACCTTGAGCTTCAATGCTTTCCTTCATGGTTTCAAGCACTTGTTTTTGGGCATTTATAGCTATAACAGCATC